CACACAAAGGATGGTTGTCACCATGGGTAGAACTTTTATACGCTAAATCAAAAGATCAGTTAGGTAAAAAAGCAAACGATATTAGATTTAGTATAGCATACTCTAACGAATACAATGTAAAACAAGGTGCTCAAGGATTAGCTACTGATATGAGCAATGCTAGAAAACCAGGATCAGGACGTGATAGAGAAAACGCAGTAAAAATAATTAATTTTATGCGTGAGAACAAATTGGAAACTCTATATGATTTTGTTAACTATCTAGCCGATAAATGGAATATCTCTAAAAAATAATTCAATCACTGTTTCCTATAATAAGTAATGTTACTTACTCATAGGAACTTTTATGAAAGACATGATCGATGTTAACAATACGCTAGACCTAATTAAACTAAAACTTTACAATGCCTACTTATATCAATCTCATATCTACGATGAGGGTGATAGTGAATTTCACAAACAACTAACCAAGCAAGTGGTAGAAACTTATATTGACCCTATCGAATTACCAAAAGATGCTAATATCTTAGATTTGGGTTGTGGTCCTGGTTATTTCTTAGACGAAATGAAACAACGAGGTTATACTAATCTAGTTGGCGTAACACTAAGTCCAGGCGATATCGAGAATTGTGAAAACAAAGGACACACAATCAAAAAGTATGACCTGTCATTCTTACCTCAGAAAGATGGCTATTACGATGAAAGCGTAGACTTTATTTTTCTAAGACACGCACTAGAGCATTCGCCTTATCCTATCTTCTCGCTAATGGAATACAATCGTATCTTGAAGCAAGGAAGCAAGATTTATATTGAAGTACCTGCTCCTGACTGTGATCGTAAACATGAAATGAATTTAAATCATTACAGTATTCTTGGTCACAATCAACTAGCAGCACTTTTGTTAAGAGCAGGATTTACTATTGATAAGTTTAATAACTTAGAGTTTGACTTGAGTGTAATGAATCAGGAAACTAACGAAACACAAACAATGCACGAAAAGTATTATTGTATTGTAGCAACAAAATCAAAACCATTAGACATTAGATAACTATTTGTTGATTCGTAATAAATACATATATTATGAAAAATCAACAAACATTTATTAAAGATCCTTATACAAAAACTCATTTTGCTACTGAGCAAGAATTACAAGACTTTATAGCCTGTTGCGATCCCAAGACAGGCTACTTGTATTTTATGAGTAACTTCTTTTACATACAGCATCCTACTAAAGGTAGTATGCTGTATCAACCATGGGACTATCAAAAAAGACTAATTGACACTTATCACAACTACAGATATTCAATTAGCTTGATGCCACGACAAACAGGTAAGTCAACCTCAGCCGCAGGTTACTTACTATGGTATGCAATGTTCGTACCTGATTCTACTATTCTTATCGCAGCACACAAATATACTGGTGCTCAAGAAATCATGCAAAGAATCAGATATGCGTATGAGCATTGTCCTATGCACATTAAAGCTGGTGTAACCACTTATAACAAAGGTTCGCTAGACTTTGAAAACGGTTCAAGAATTGTGTCAGCAACTACTACTGAAAACACAGGTCGTGGTATGTCTATCACACTATTGTACTTGGACGAGTTTGCGTTCGTGAGACCTTCAATTGCAGAATTGTTCTGGACTTCTATTACACCCACACTAGCAACAGGTGGTAAAGCTATTATCACTTCTACTCCCAATAGTGACGAAGATCAGTTTGCGTTAATTTGGAAGGGTGCCAACAAGTGCGAAGATGAATACGGCAATCAAACTGTATTAGGTGTAAACGGGTTCAAAGCATATAGATCATATTGGCACGAACACCCAGAGCGTGATCAAAAGTGGGCTGAACAAATGAAAGCCCAATTAGGTGAAGACAGATTTAAACGAGAAATGGATTGTTTTGTGGGTGACACTAAAATAACTGTTAGAGATAAAGATGGAAACATACTTAAAATATCAATGTCTGAGCTTGAGCGCATCCTGAGTTTATGATCAGCGATGAAATATAAATAAGTATATGATAAAAAATAAATATTACAATTGGTATTTTGATATAATAAACCAAGCAAAGTCGCAACACAGGGTGAAGGGTAGGGATATCTTTTACGAAAGTCATCATATCACTCCTAAATCTATGGGAGGAAACAATACAAAAGATAACTTAGTTCTACTTACAGCAAAGGAACATGTGGTATGTCATCATCTTCTAACTAAGTTCACTGAAGGAAAAGATAAGTCAAAAATGTTCTATGCCTTTTGGGCGCTAGTAAACGGTTGGGGAGATTTTAGAACTGGCCACAGGATTACCGCCAGACAGTATGAAAAACTTAAACAAGAAATAGCTAAACAAATATCAAAAAACAACACAGGAAGGCCTTCACCTCCTAAAAGTATAGAAGGATTAGAAAGAATACGCGCAAGTGCAAAAAGACAACTGCGAAGAACGGGAGTTGATAACCCATTATATGGCACAAAGAGACCCGGTGTGGGTGGAAGAAAAAGGGGGACAGGATGGAGTGATCAGGAGAGAAAAAAACAAATGGAAATAAGATCAGTTCCCGGATACCACGATTTCTTAAAAGATTCAAATCGTAATAGAAAAATAAGTGAATCACAAAAAGGTCGTCAAGGAACATCAACTGGAACAGTATGGTGTAACGATGGAGTAAAAGAGTATCAAGTTACTGAGATACCGGATGGGTTTAATCGGGGAAGACTGATAACTAATGCAGGAAAGTTGGGATTGCGATGGTTCAATGATGGCAATATCAACAAACAATTTAGAGAAGGTGAACAACCAGAGGGATTTAATCATGGTAGAATATCTAAAAAATAATTTAGGATTAGAAATTCTAACTGATACTGGTTGGGAAACATTTGACGGTATCTTAAATAAAGGAAAAAGAAGTACCATAACTGTAACCCTAGAACGGGATATAATAAAAGTCACCCCAGACCATGAAATATTCATTGAAGGATATATAAAAGTTCCAGCTAACCGTTTGAATATAGGTGATAAAGTATTAACGCTTAGTGGATTACAAAATGTTATATTAATTGAAGACAACAAAGTAGAATGCGTATATGACATAATAAATGCCGGAAAGAATAGAAGATTCTACGCTGACAATATATTATGTTCTAATTGCGAATTTTTAATCGCAGACGAAACACTTATTAATCCAAACACACTTATACAGCTAGACGGTATAGAACCTATTTCTAGAATGGGACAAGTTCGTTGGTATGACGAACCTAAGAAAGGTAATATCTATGTAGTAGGATTAGATCCGTCGTTAGGAACAGGAAGCGATCCAGCAGCAATACAAATTTTTGAAGCAAATACTACTAAACAAATAGGTGAATGGAAGCACAACAAAACTGATATACCTAGTCAAATAAAGTTATTGGCACAAATAAACAAATACATATCAGAAAAAACAGGCGAACCTAACAACATCTATTATTCAATTGAGAACAACTCAATAGGTGAAGCAGCACTAATATCATTGAATGAATACGGTGAAGCAAACATTCCTGGTATCTTTATCAGTGAACCCGGCAAAAAGCGAAAAGGCTTTAACACTACTAATAAGTCAAAACTAGCAGCATGTGCTAAGTTTAAAACACTGCTAGAAAGCAAGAAGATGACAGTTAGAAGTAGAAGTTTGATTTCCGAGCTAAAAAGTTTTATTGCTCATGGTGGTAGCTATGCTGCCAAGATAGGCGAAACTGACGACTTGGTTATGGCTTCTCTTTTAATAGTGCGTATCGTACAGCAATTGGGTGACTATCATTATGATCTAGAGGCGCAGATCAGAGACCATGATGAAATTATACAGCCCTTGCCTTTCTTTGCTGTAATAAGTTAACAGCTAAGATAAATACACTATAAGTTAGGGATATTACCATGGCAATCGACCAAGAATCATTTAATGTTGACCTTTATAAGGTATTAAAAACTAGAGGTTACAAACCAGTACCAAAAGACGCTAAGAATCAGCGCACTCAACCCGAAGCAGCAGAAGTATTCAATTTCACTTTTACTAAAGATGGAAAAGAATACGGTGATGCTTGGGTTACTATAGACGATGCTAGCAATGTAGTCTTGTACTACAGTAACGAACAAGAAGAAAGTCCTTCAGGAAAATCTCCTGGACTAGATTATGACGACTCTTGGTCTGGATTAAAAAGACATTTAAAGCAATGGTCCATGAACAAGCAACTTACATTTGAACTACGAAATAAAGACGAATTAGGTGACGATATGGCACAACGAGATTATGTGAAAAAGAAAGAAAAGATGAATGAGACCAAAGAAGAAAGAAGTTTGTGGGACCCATCACACTGCCCAACATGTGATACACGGCTAAGAAAAGTATTAGGAAGCAGTAATGCTCAATGTGATAAGTGTATGAAAATCGTCAAAGTTAAACTAAAAAAGCATCCTAAACAGATGGCTGAAGGCTACCATCCAATGGGTAAAAAAGCTAGCTATAACGATAACATTCCTGCTGTTAAGATCATTCTTCAACACAACAGACAAATTGAAGAAGGTGAACAGCGTTATAGAAACATCGCTAAAATCTTTTTAGAAAATCAAGATGGTGAAAGATTTTTAGCACCAACTACTCGTCCAGGTATCGCACAAGTATACGCAAGACATATCGCTGAAGGTGGTGTGCCAAATGATGAGCGTTGGAATCACATTAAATCAATATGCGAAGAATACAGCAAAATGGCTGGTTTCGTTCGCGCTACTAAAAACAAGCAGTTTAATGAATCAGCACAATCGTTAGTAAACGAAGGTATCAATCATTATCAATCATTGCGTGAAACTCTAGGTAAGTTACGCGGTCATAGAGGGTACAATCAGTACTTTGAATCGTGGACACCTGCTTTGATGGAAGACGATGTTGATGGTACACAGATCAATGAACTGTTTGTTCAAGAAACCGTAGACCCAAGAATTGAGTCAGTAATGCCAATCTTGTCTAGACTATACAAGAAAACAGGAGAAACTCCAGTGAAGGAGGTTAAAGAATTAGAACAATGGGCTGACAGTATTGTTGAAGGCGAACAGCCAGAAATGATTGATCAGTTTAAAAATGAACTTAGAAAAAGTAAAAAACAAAATAACGCAACTAGATATTATTACTACCAAGAATTAATTAAGATGATGCCGGATGCAGCAGTAAGTTATGAAAAGTTTATTAATTCATGGGCAGGAGAAGAATGGTTCAAGAAAAATGAATCAAAAATAAAAAAATTTGCTGATGAAAGCAACCACAGATTTCTTACCAATTTCAAAGTTGAATATCCAAGATTTTTTGATAACCAAACTCTTGAAGAAGATTCAGATACTAGCCCAGTAGAATCTTCAATTCTCAATAGAATAGCAATGGTTCGTACTGATTTATTGAAACATGGTATAGACAAAGTTATGGATGCTGTTAAAGAAGTAGCTTATAATGTAGGTGATGTTGACGAAATTGGTTCTAGCGATGTTAGTGGATGGATCAGACAAGTTGAAGGGATTTTAGGACACAAAGAAGAAACTCTTGAAGGAATTTATGATCGTAGATTAGGGCATCATGTACCTCGCGACGGCAAAGTATTCAGTCAAGATAATCACCCTAGAGTAGAAACATGTGAATATTGTGGTGAAGAAACAGGAAAGGCGGGTCCAGGAGAAGATAGTATCTATGATAATGACGGTAATGGACCTTATTGTGAAGAGTGTTATCATAAGGCGCAAGATGAAAATCCAGATTTATTTAATGAAGATTTAGATAAAAATCAAAAGAAGGCAGGACAACTTGGACCAACTGAAAAGATAGGTCCAAAAGGTGCTGTTGGTAAATTAGTTGGTGTCAGCGAATCAGTAGGGGTGGAAGAGGGGACACCCGAACATGAAGTAATTATGGACTTGATTAACGGCAATCTTGATGCGTATGATGTTATGAACCATCCCAGAACTCCTGCACAACAAAAAGTAGCAGCGATGATGCAGGAAAGATACGATGATATTGCCGGCAGTCAGGGTTTCTATGATGATGACTTTGAAAAAATCTTAAACAAGATAGTAGATGAGTTAGCAGATGATTATGATACTTCGGGATATACTCAAGCAATGAGTGAAGGAAAGAAGCGCGAATACGAACCTTGCAGTGCGTGTGACGGTGACGGTGCTGATGAAGATGGTAATGTATGTGAAAAATGTTTGGGGACAGGAGATGATGAGTCTGCTGAAATAAATGAAGGTCAAGAAGATTTAGACTTAATCAAACGATTGATAAAATAAAAGGGTAAAATAGTTGTTCAAAAACCGCACTTTATTGTGCGGTTTCCTTTATCAGGGTATAAATAACTATAACATGTTCACCGAAACATTAGACATTTAAAACTGTTTAATACATAATGATCATGTTAGTTAGATATAGGTATCTAGCGAATAAACTAAACTTAGGCACATACTAAGACCAACTTAAGGCAAATATAGGAGACAAACTCATGGCCTCATTAGCAGAAATCCGTGCTCGTCTAGCAGCACAAGAAAACAAGCAGCAAAAATCATCTGGTTCATCCGATAACGCAATTTACCCCCACTGGAACATGACTGAAGGTACTACAGCTACCATTCGTTTTCTTCCTGACGGTAACACACAAAATGAATTCTTCTGGGTAGAGCGTCAGATTATCAACCTTTCTTTCAATGGTGTAAAAGGTGAACCCAATGTTAAACAGGTTACCGTAAAAATTCCATGTCTGGAAATGTATGGTGAATCTTGCCCTATCTTAGCAGAAGTTCGCCCCTGGTACAAAGACGAGTCATTGAAAGAAATGGCTAACAAGTACTGGAAAAAGCGTTCTTATATTTTCCAAGGTTTTGTTCGTCAGAACCCTCTAGGTGACGACACTACTCCTGCGAATCCAATTCGTAGATTTATCATTTCTCCTCAGTTGATCCCTATCATCAAAACTGGTTTGATGGATCCTGAAATGGAAGAACTGCCAACTCATTACACTCGCGGTCTCGACTTTGTTGTTCGTAAGACTAGTAAAGGTGGGTACGCTGACTACTCTACTTCAAACTGGGCACGAAAAGAAACTGCTCTTACTGAAGCAGAACAAGCAGCTATCGAAGCACACGGCTTGTTCAATTTGAGTGAATTCTTACCTAAGAAGCCTACTCAAGCAGAAGTTGCTATCATGAAAGAAATGTTTGAAGCTTCAGTTGATGGCATGCCTTTCGACAATGAGCGTTGGGGTCAATACTTCAGACCTTATGGTTTGGAAGCACCCGCTGGTTCTAGTTCATCTAATGCTTCTTCTGCACCAGCAAGCACTAGTGCACCAACAGCAAGTGCAGATGACGACATTCCGTTCGAGCCAGATGAACCAGTAAGAGTTACTGCTCCTGCTGTGTCCAGCGACAAGGCTCAGGATATTCTAGCCAAGATTCGCGCTCGTCAAGGCAATCAGGTTTAATATCCTATTAAAGAGGGGAGCAATCCCCTCTTATTCTTAGGAGAAAAATTATGACAATGCCTGATCAAAGATATCGCGCATTAAAGCAGTGTAGAAAATTTATGGAAGAGCTTTGTGATCCTGGCAAAACTCCAAGAGTGCCTAGTGCAGTCAGAGATAAAGCTAGAGACTTGCTCAAGCACTATCCAATGGATTTAGAGTTAGGGTTTATCGCAGAAGCTTGTCCTGAATATCTTGACACCAATACTCAACCTGCTAAAATTAGAGTCTTAAAATAATTGGAGAATACATGACAAAACCTTTTGACCTTTCTAAATTCAGAAAGGATATTACAAAATCTATTGAAGGATTAAGCATTGGTTTCAATGACCCTACTGACTGGGTCAGCACAGGAAACTATGCGTTAAACTATTTGATATCAAGTGACTTTAACAAAGGCGTTCCTCTTGGTAAAGTTACAGTGTTTGCAGGTGAATCAGGATCTGGTAAATCGTATATTTGCTCAGGTAACTTAGTTCGTCACGCACAAGAACAAGGAATCTTTGTGGTTCTTATTGACTCAGAAAACGCACTTGACGAAGACTGGCTAAAAGCACTTGGTGTAGATACAAGCGAAGACAAACTGTTGAAACTTAACATGGCAATGATTGATGATGTAGCTAAAACTATTTCAGAATTCATGAAGGGATATAAATCACTACCAGAAGATGCTAAACCAAAAGTACTGTTCATTATCGACTCACTTGGTATGTTGCTAACTCCCACAGACGTTAATCAGTTTGAAGCTGGTGACATGAAAGGTGACATGGGTCGTAAGCCCAAAGCACTTACCTCACTTGTGCGAAACTGTGTTAACATGTTTGGCTCACAAAACGTTGGCTTGGTAGCAACAAATCATACCTATGCATCTCAGGATCCTTATAATCCTGATCCAAATGTAAGTGGCGGACAAGGTTTTATATACGCATCGTCTATTGTAGTAGCTATGAAAAAGCTTAAACTCAAAGAAGATGAAGAAGGTAATAAGACCACTGATGTTCGTGGAATACGGGCAGGTTGCAAAATAATGAAAACTCGTTATGCTAAACCTTTTGAGGACATAGAGGTTCAAATTCCATACGATACTGGAATGGATTTGTATAGCGGTATGTTTGACTTATTAGAAAAAAGAAAACTCTTAACTAAAGAGGGAAATCGTTATCTTTACACTGATAAAGAAGGAAATCAACATAAATACTTTCGCAAAGAATGGAACAAAAATGCCGATGGAGTTCTAGACTTAGTAATGAAAGATATAATGTCTGATCCTCAGTTGTTTAATAGTGAAGAAGAACCAGAAGATGTATCAACCGAATAACTTATATGGGTTTATATATAAAACTACACTTCCTGACGGAAGGTATTATATAGGCCAGCATAAGATTATTAGTAAAAAAACTCTTGATCCTAAATATTTAGGGTCAGGCGTTTAACTTAGATGAAGGTATCGGAACCATACGAGATACTAGAAATCATGGGTCGGCTATAACCGGAAAGAATAATCCCTGGTACACCTCTAAAAATAAATAACAAAAACTTAAAGGAGCATATATGAGTTTAGAACTTGTTACTGAAATATGGGCGGCAATGAAGCCATTGTTTGCAACTTCAGACAGACCCGAAGCTGCTGATACTTTTGTAAATGTCTTGATTGACAATGACTTTGATCCCAAAGATTTGAAACGAACATTCAAGAAAGATGGAAATATTATCAATGCACTAGGGTTGCATGATGATATCGAAGAAGACACGGAAGATGAAGAAGATGAAGATCGTGGTTATGATCCCTGGGATGATGTTGAAGACGAAGATGACTATTAATGACTTGGTATAATCGTGTAACCAATGATCTTTCTTGCTTGCCTGACTTTATCGCATATTACGATAAAGAATTAGCCGAAGCCAAGAAAGAAGTTAGTGTGTACGGCAATGTTGAAAAGAACATTGCCTCTCTTCCTGGCATCACTGAATTAAGATTTAACCAACTTCAAGAAGTTGAAGCCATATTAAACTTCTTAAACATACAACTGAAAAAAATAAGAAGAAAATATTTTCAGTTATACTTAGAAGGTTACAACCGTGCATTATCTGCTCGTGATGCTGAGAAATATACTGACGGTGAAGAAGAAGTAACTGACTACGAATCTTTGATAAACGAAGTTAGTCTTATCAGAAACAGATATCTAGGTATAATGAAGGCACTTGAGTCTAAAAACTTTATGTTGGGTCATTTGGTTAGATTGCGAGTAGCTGGCATGGAGGACGTTAGTATTGGATAATACTAAATTCGCCTGACTTAGTGTGAGGCAGTACAGTTCGTATTAATAAGTTGTTGTTTTCATTCACATTTTATTTTTAACCAAAGGCTTGACTTTATTTCTAGTTGTGTTAGAATAGCTTAAAGATATAGATATTGGAAAAGAAAATGAAAACTTATATAACTTCAGACTTACATTTTGGACACCGAAACATAGCTAAGTTTTGTCCAAAAACTCGCGGGCATTGGGATACTCGCCACGATCCTGACACTATGGATCGTGACATGATCCAAATGTGGAACGCAATTGTAAACCCTGAGGACACTGTATACATTCTAGGTGACGTGGCATTCTTGCCTGCTTTCAAGGCAACACAGATCATGCGACAACTGAACGGTACCAAGATTCTTGTAGAGGGCAATCACGATTACAAGAACCTTCGTGATCCTAGCTTTCGCGGTTGCTTCAAAGAAGTACACAAGTACTTGGAAGTAACTCATGCTGGACACATGGTTTGTATGTTTCACTATCCGATCGCTGAGTACAACTGTCAGCATCGTGGTGCGCTACATGCTCATGGTCACTTGCACGGTAGCCCTTCAGGTTTGGAACATTATCGAATCCGTGATGTTTCGTTTGACGCTACTGGCAACATTGTTACACTGATGGAAGACTTTATTGCAGATGCTTTAAAGGGTACAATCAAAGGTCATCACGGAGATTAACTGTATGACAGTACGCATGGTTTTTGGTGTTAGTGACTGGCCTGAAGAGTATGGTAAAGAGTTTGAAATCTGTGAAGTTCGGCCAGGTGAAACAGACGATCAGGCTATAGCTCGTGCAAGAAAAAGCTATAGTCCTGATTTGGAATGTGTGATAAGAGAGGTTGAATAGACTATGAGAAAATTAGCAAGTATTAAACAAATTGCTGAAGTCAGATCAATCCCAGATGCTGACAGAATTTGCGCTTACCGTGTAGACGGTTGGTGGGTAGTTGATACTGTTGGAAAATATCAAGTGGGCGATCTGGCTGTTTACTGTGAAGTTGACAGTTGGATCCCCAACTCTTTGGCTCCATTCCTGAGCAAAGGTCA